GCAGATATGTCAAGAGCTAAAGCATTAAAGGGATTATTCAGAATGGTCACTCCTTATCTTACTATGAAGAATATCCCTTTACTTGCTGTTAACCATACTTATCAAGAAATTGGATTATTTCCTAAAGCAGTTGTTTCAGGTGGTACAGGTATCTATTACTCAGCTGATAATATTTGGATTATTGGAAGACAACAGGATAAAAAAGGTACAGAGATTCAAGGGTATCACTTTGTAATCAATGTAGAAAAATCTAGATTTGTAAAAGAAAAATCTAAAGTGCCAATCTCAGTATCATGGGAAGGTGGTATCGAACAATATAGTGGTTTATTAACAGTTGCAATGGCAGGTGGATATGTAACAAAACCAAATGTTGGTTGGTATGCTGCTGTTGATACAAAGACTGGCGAAATACTAGAACCTAAAGTAAGAGAAAAAGATACTCTAAAGAAAAAGTTTTGGGAACCAATCTTTGCAAATTCAGACTTTAAAGAGTTTGTAAAAACGTATTACTCAATCGGTCATAGACCAATGATTGATATAGACCTAGACCTTGAAATAGAAGACTAATGTACAAAATAACTGATAAAGATTACTCAATTGTAGAAAATGATAACAGCGCATTTCAAGGTGTAAAGCTTAAAACTGGTACATGGAAAGATGTTATTGTAGTATATGGTCAAGTAGGTATCAAAGAAGATGAATCACTTGATATGGCTACATTAAGTTTTAACTATACAGTTCAAGACCCAGCTGACTTTAATGTAGATGAATTGAACCAAGACGAATCTTTTAAAAATTATCTTGGTTCAATACTACAATATATAATAACAGATAGTTTAGAAAATGGAGGACATATTGGAGAATCAACTACCAACACATATACTCAATCATCTCCTTAACAATGAGGAGTATTGTAGAAGAGTAGTACCTTATCTTAAACCAGATTATTTTGAAGGTACACATAAAACGGTATTCGATTTAATTGTACAATTTGTTGGTAAGCATAATAAACTACCAACATCTAAAATTCTAGACCTTGAGTTAAAAAAGATAAATGCACCAGAAGAAGTATTAAATAATGCTTCTCAACTTATTAATGAAATTACTATTAAATCAGATATTGATACTGATTATCTATTAGATGAATCTGAAAAATGGTGTAAAGAAAGAGCAGTATATAATGCTATCATGGATTCAATACAAATTATCGATGGTAAAGATAAAGACAGAAGTGAAGGTGCTATACCTGAAATACTTTCAACGGCTTTAGGCGTTTCTTTCGATGAAGCAATAGGTCATGATTATATTGATAACTCAGATGAAAGGTTTGAATTTTATAATCGTAAAGAAGATAGAATACCATTCGATTTAGATTATTTTAATAAAATTACAAAAGGTGGTCTGCCTAATAAGACACTTAATATTGCCTTGGCCGGTACAGGTGTAGGTAAGTCATTATTTATGTGTCATTGTGCAGCAAGCGTTCTAAGTCAAGGAAAGAATGTTTTGTATGTGACAATGGAAATGGCAGAAGAAAGAATTGCAGAAAGAATCGATGCGAATCTGATGAACTTACCAATTGAATCTCTTGGGTCTTTACCTAAGAATGTATTTAATGATAAGATAAGTAAGATAGCAAAAGCATCTGTAGGTAAACTTATTGTAAAAGAATATCCTACTGGTTCTGCACATACGGGCCATTTTAGAGCTTTACTCAATGAATTAAGATTGAAAAAGAACTTTAGTCCCGATATGATATACATTGATTATTTAAATATTTGTGCCTCAAGTCGTATGCGTGGCATGGGTGGAAGTATAAATAGTTATACGTATATAAAAGCCATAGCCGAAGAACTTCGAGGCTTGGCAGTAGAATTCAATGTACCGATAGTATCGGCAACTCAGACTACAAGGTCTGGTTTCAGTAATACTGATGTTGGACTAGAGGATACATCTGAATCATTTGGTTTACCAGCAACGGCTGATTTAATGTTTGCTCTTATATCTACAGAGGAACTTGAAGAATTAGGCCAGATAATGGTAAAGCAATTGAAGAATCGTTATAACGATCCGACAAAATATCGCAGATTTGTGGTAGGAGTCGATCGTTCCCGCATGAAACTATATGATGTAGAGGAGTCGGCTCAATCAGACATTATGTCAGACATGGTGCCAGATAAGCCGATTAATAAGTTTGGTGAGCGTGAAAGTAATGACACGTTTGCTGACTTTAAAATATAAAGGAGAAATATATGAATATGTTAAATAACGCAAAAGCTTGGCTAATGGACCGATGGAGTGAAAGAACTTCATGGGACGGCGGTGTTATCGTCGCGGTATCATTATCATACCTGTTATTAGGTGGCTTAGTTGACTTAGTAGCATGGTTAGCCCTTGCTTATGGTATTTACACTTTTGTAAAAAAGGAAGTATAATAACCTTTAATTATGACAATTCGTGGGGGAGTATCATACTCCCCTTTTTTTTGGATAAAAAAAGTGGTACTTTTTTCATAAAAAGGGTGTACATTTACAAAAGACTATGGTATAATATACATATAAATTGATAAGGAGAATATAAATGTCACATCACATAAACGAACAAATCCTCGAAAGAATTGCAGAGGATGTAGAGCAAATGTCCACTAGTCAAATTCTAAGAGAATTAGATGGTGGAATGAAACCAGGTATTTGTGAATCCTGGGATATGAGAGTCGGAATGACCGATAGAAAATGGGCAGTAGAATCTTTAATAACTAAAAGATTCGAAGCAATGCCGGAGGGTCCACAATGAGTAACATATTATCACTAACACATATTGCTACAAATATACCTGTAGAAATTGAATTGGATTTAGTAGAACTAGCTTGGGCTAAAGATAAAAATCCAAAAACTATAAACGAGTCTTGGGATAAATTATGTGAATCAGTTAAAGTAAGAACTGGTCACAATATACCAGGCGAATTCTTTTTAGAAACTTTAGGCGGGAGGCCATTACATTAATATGAATAAACAAGGAATAAGAGGTAGTTATAGCTACGTAGGAACAGTACATACAGAATGCGCAGGCGATATGCTTGAATTACAAACAGTTCGAGATACTGTTAAAGCAATTAATACTTCAGCAAGAAATAAGTATAAAAATAGAAAGCAATATTTAGAATGGATAGGTTCTGATGTAGAGCCTGAAAGTCCTACACAATATTATGTTAAGTGCCAGGCAAGAGGTCCTAGGGCTAAATTTGCAAAAGCATTAGGAAAACATCCTAGAGCTTTTGACCAGTCATTACCTCTTAAATTTGCGGAAAAAATGGATGTCTATGTCTACGAAAGATAAAAAAATACACGCTTACACAGTAAGTTTTTTTGATAAACATATTAAAAAAATTGAATACACTTTTTCAGGTCTAAAAGAAGCAGTAATGTTTCAAGTTGGTATGAAGAAAAAAGGTTACGATACTAATCTTACAAGAGTTGAATTGTGATAGAGTGGATAATTTTCGGTATCTGTATCATTGGATGCGGATACCAATCATTTCAAATTGGCATAAAAGAAGGCTGTGAGAGAACAGTAAAAAAATTAGCTCAAGAAAAAATCATTACTTTTAAAGTAAATGGCGATATTGTTCCAAATAAGTTTTTTAAGCATTAAAAGTTTATAAATAGTATAAATTAATTTTTCTAGGAGTACTATGAAAAGATTTAAACAATTTATATATGAAGCCTCTTTAGCCGGTGCTACAACATTTCATAAAAGAAAAACAGGTGCATTTTATCAATATGTAGTTGCAAAACCTGATATAAAGTCTTACGTATTAGAAAAAGAAACAATGCCTCTATTAATAGATGGTACACCTTTTGGTAAGAAACTTAAAAAAGGAACATCTTTAGAAATAATAGAAAGAGATAAAGAAGAAGATGTAAAAGTAATAGGTCGGTCATTATATGCAGTTTGTAAAATAAAAGGCGAAGAGCAAACATTATTGATTGCGTTAAATGCTATATTAAAACCAACAGGAAAAAATGTTGAAGAGATGAAAGTCGATTTAACAAGTAAAAAGAATCCTAGTATATTTGAACCATTTAAAGGTGGACATGGCCATGAAGGAATGTTTACCGAAGCTTGGATAAAAAATTCTGGTGAAAATTGGCAATTTGAATATAAAAGAAAAATGTATAAAATAACTCGTCTATCAGCGCCAAGATGGAAAGGACAAGGTAATCCTAAAACTGATGTTACAGTAGTTTTAGACAAACCATTATTTGGTTCTAAATTTCTTAAATATAGTTTAAAAGCAGACAATGCAACATATTTTGAAAATTGGATGTTGCCGAGTAGATTTCAACAAATATTTGGAAGAGATTCTAAAAAAATATTAGAGCGTACTTTAGAAGAATTAAATAGAACAGGTAAAATTAAAGGAACAAAAACTAATACACATACAATTTGTCCATTTATTAAAAAACCAAAATATAATTCAGAAACAGTAAGTGCAAAACAAATGATTGAAGTTATAAGCGGTGAAGAAAAATTTAATAAAGGAGAAGGTGCAGCAAATGTATTTTTTGGTGGAAAGGTTGATGCAAATACTTCTATAGAAGAAATACTTAATAGAACATTTACTGCAAAAGACATGTCTAGAAAAATAAAAGCTGGACTAGATTTTAGAGGTTCATCAGACTTAAAAAATTCTTCTTGTTTTATTAAAGGAGAAAACAGTTGGTACGTCAATCCAAAAGGTTGGGGAGATATGGTTGACAAAAAATATACAATAAGCACATGAAATCACTAACTAATTACTTATCAGAAGCCGCAGGTAAGAATACTCATATGACACATATTGAGGACCTTATTATTGACGGCGGAGTTAAGGGGGCTCGCCAAGCAATCCTAGCGCTTAGGTCAATGAGGGATATGTTGAGCGGTAATGCAAAAGCACCAATAGACATTACTGTTAAATGGGACGGAGCCCCCGCCGTTTTTGCTGGTGAAGACCCAAGAGATGGTAAATTCTTTGTAGCAAAAAAAGGTATATTCAATCAAAATCCAAAAGTTTATAAAAGTCATGCTGATATTGATGCTGATACATCAGGTGATTTATCTAAAAAATTAAAACTAGCTTTTGATAACTTAAAAGGTCTTGGCATTAAAGATGTGATACAAGGCGATTTTATGTTTGATAAAAGCGATTTAAAGAAGGAGAAAATAAATGGAGTTGGACATATTACTTTCCATCCTAATACTATCCTTTATGCTGTACCACTTAATACACCCTTAGCAAAAGAAATACAAAAAGCAAAGATAGGTATTATTTGGCATACATCATATAGTGGTTCATCGTTTGAAAATATGACAGCATCTTTTGGTAAAGATATTGTAACTAAATTAAAGAAAACAAGTGATGTATGGATGGATGATGCCACATTAAAAGATGTAAGTGGAACTGCAACATTGACAAAAGCTGAATCATTATTACTAAGTAAAAAACTTTCAGATGCTGGTAAAATATTTCAAACTATTGCTTCTAAAACATTAAAAGAAATTGAATCAAATAAAGAATTAAATCTTGTAATTAATGTATATAATAATACAATGGTTAGAAAAGGTCAAAGAATTACAGATACATCTAAACATGCAAAAGGTTTAATACAATTCGTAACTGATAGATACGCAAAACAAATCGATAAACGTACATCACAAAAAGGTAAAGACATTCAAATACAAAAGAGAGATGAATTATTATCCTTTTTTAGTTCAAGTAATTTAAAAAACTTAAAAAATGTATTCGATTTACACAATTTAGTAACGGATAGCAAATTAATTATTATAAATAAACTAAACACTCTCAGTAAAATGGGAACGTTTGTAAAAACAAAATCCGGGTTTAAAGTTACCGGCGTAGAAGGCTTTGTAGCTATAGACCGAATGGAAGGTGGAGCTGTTAAGTTAGTTGATAGATTAGAATTCTCAACTAATAACTTCAGCAAAGATATTATAAAAGGCTGGGATAATCCAGGCTAAATGGGAACCGAGGATAAATGACAATTAAATCATTCAGTGATTATTTAACTGAAAACACAAAAGAAGTTGTATTCGTATTTGGGCGATTCAATCCGCCAACAATAGGACACGAAAAACTTTTTGATATGTTAAAAAAACAATCACGTGGTGGTTCATATAGAATCTATGCATCTCAATCAGTAGATGCAAAGAAGAATCCTCTTCAATTTAAAGACAAAATAAAATTTTTAAGAAAAATGTTTCCAAAACATGCACGAAGTGTAATGGCTGATAAGGACATTCGTACAGTACTG